GTTCTATATTCCGCAAAATCCTCGGTTGACATACCAACATCATTACCTTCTTCATCTTTTAAGATAATCTTAGTCGGCATTGTCATTATGTTATCATCCCAGTCGAATGAATAGTATTTCATGTCAGGTGTTCCTGCTTCATCAATACCCTCTATAATTCTTTTTTTATTTATCATTGTTACTATTTGGCTAAAACAAGCCGACATTATATCGGCTTGTTTGTTATTTTATTTTAGATATTCTCGAAAGACGCTCCTGTTGGAGTGATATAGAACGTGATGTCTATAAATTCTAACGATTTTGTAGGTTTAACGTAGATTTTACCTGTCATTTGGTTTCTGTCTAAGTCAGCAGTGTCTGAAGAAACTGTTACACGGAAATCGTATAAACCTCTGTCTCTTCTGATTGCGTCTAAGATAGGGTTAACCGCATCTAAGAAATCTTGTCTTACTTTTTGGTCGTTTTGTTCAAACAATAATCTTACAGATACCGCAGAAATCAATTTACGAGCTTGAAGTAACAATCTTCTTACGTTAATTCTATCAAGAGCCGATTGTCTAATTTGTAGAGTTTTATTACCCCAAATCACACAACCAACGTCAGAGAAAGTAGCAATTGGGTTAAGACGACCTTGATATAATGTATCTCTATCCTCTTGTGTTAACTTCTTACGTGCTTTGATAGCATTTACAATACCTCTTGTGTAACCCGCCGCAGCGAACCAAGGGAATGCAATGTTATCTGTTAACGCTAAGTTTCTTGTAACCTCAGCAGTTGCAGGTAAGTAGATTTGTGTATTGTTCACAGTATCTCTTGTTAATACCCATGGGTAGTAAGTTGCAGTATAGTTAGAGTCGATACCCGCAGTTTCTAAATTATCAACCGCTTCTTGTGGGTAAATTAAATCCTGAGTGTTAGTTGTTGTTGGAACGAACATGTTGTAGTCAGGAGTTGTACAAATATAAAGTGAGTCAGCTCTATCATTCTCAATCATATCAATTGCATTACCAACTAAGTCAGAATGGTTTACATAATCAACACCAGGTGTTACGAATACGTTGATATTAACCGCCTCAGGATTACTAAATGTTTTTTGTCCTAATAAGTAAGCGTAATAATCGGTGTTACCCCAATCTTGTGTATTGTCCCCAACAGTAATCTGTTTGAACGCTCCCCAACCTGTAGCCGTAGGATATTTAATTGATGGACATGAACCTTTTAAGTAACCATTTCTACCTAATACAAATCTATCTGTGTTACTTCTTGATTCTCTATAGATATCCCATCCGTCAAATCCTCCTTGTACTAATAACGAGAACTTACGTGCGTAAATTCTGTAGTAAGGGTTAACTTCTGAATCAGGGTCTTGTGTAAATGGTGCACTACCACAATAGAATGCTGGTGTACCACTTGTAACGAATACGTTAGGGATAGTGATTGCACTTGCGTTAATATCCATGTGGAAACCTCTACTTCTAAAGTTCCATTCTTCACCTGTAGAATCTGAACAGATATCTAAAGGAAGTTGTTTACCTTTATAAGAGTAGTAGTCAACGTCAATACCAACAGTATCAGAAATACCTAAATAAGTTCTACGAACATTATCACCATTACTTCTTGTAATATCATCAGCACCTGAAGATAAACCAAATGGTGGGTTATAAACAACCTCTCCAGGATAATCATATTTTTGTTTAATAATTGGGAATGGAGGTCTAACACCTGAATACTCTCTAAAGTTGAATCCTAAGAATCCACAAGGAAGAGCGTCGATTGGTGCATCCTCATTAAGTTCAATCATAATGAATTTAGAATTTAATTCATACTCACCGTCAACAGTACCGATTTTCTTCGCAATAAATGCGTTGTCATTAGGGTCCATGTTACAGTTAGTGAATTTTTCAATAACAACAGGATTTGCATCTGAATCAAAGAAATCTCTAACCAATACGTCAAATGTTCCATTATTAAATGAAATATTTGCGATTGAGATTTTAACTTCGGTGTTCGCTGCGTCACCATCTGCAATTGTTGTAAATTTAAATAAGTTGTAAACTTTGTTACCTCTTAATTCAGATACAACCCATGGTGATGTTGGTGATTGATATTGTTCTAAGTACCAAGCGATTGATGTCGGGTCATTTCCTTGTCTTGCATCTGGTAATGCAGTTAAGTCACAACTTAAACCTCTAACATAACCTTTTCTCCATCCATAGTTTAATAATGCTTGGAATCTTTCCTCAACAAATAATGGAACAACTGTTCTTGGTTTTGCGAAGTTGGATGCTCCAAATACTTTTGGTAAGTACTTAGGGTCAGAATTTTGGAATGATGTCTCAAAGAAATATTGGTCACCATCCTTACTTGTAATATTAATACCAAACGTTGCGTATGGATTTTTAGTTACTCCTGAATATGAACCTGAACAATCCATAGTTACATCAGTTAAACCACTAACCTCGTAAACAGGTCCGTTATCTGATGAATAAGTTGCTAAACCTCTTGAACGAAGTGTTGCAACAACTAAATCATCATAGTCCGTGAACGCAGTTCCTGAGTACACATATATTCTACCAATTAAAGTTCCTGTATAACAATCAACAGGTTTTGCCGTTGTTGTTGTGGTTGTCGATATTGGTGTTGGTGTAACACAAGGGTTTGTCGTTGTTGTTGTTGTAGTTCCTGGTATTGTTGTTGTCGTAGTTGTTGCTGGTGGTGTTATAGTTAAACCTGTAACAATAGACCAAAACGAATAACCACTATACGCCGCATTACCGTTATTATCAAATAAAGCATAATACCAAGGGTCATTTTGTGGTGCCGCATAATCAATTACACTAGCATCAACACTATTAACACCAAATACGTTTGTATCCGCAGTAAAGATAGGACTAAACGCGTCATAAGTTTCTCCTGAAATTGCACCATAATAATAAATCGATGAATTCTCTAAAGATGGTTTGTTTAAAATATCAAAAATTTGATTAGTCATATTTGTACGAACAGTTGATAAACTTCCGTCAAATAATTCGTAAGGAATATCTAATTTTACTGCAATTTCTGCAGGAATTTGTGTTGGGTCAACAAATGATATTGAACCTAAACTGTTATTACAACCTGAGAAATCAATTGCGAAATCAATTGTTTGATAATCAACACATGTATTGATACAATCAACCGTAGTTGCACTTTCACAATAGAAATCTACTGTAGATGGGTCTACGTTTGCTTTAGTTGTTATTGTCCATGATGGACCCGCATCATACCCTGATAATCCTAATATTCTTGTAACGAACAATTGGTTAGATTGTTGTAAATAAGATTTAGCGATGTAAGACGCTTCATATTTCGGTATTTGCGTATTTATGAATTTTTCTGGAGATGTTCCTCCAAAGTAAGTTGAGAATTCGTCGAAGTTTGTAATAAAAATAGGCTCGAAGGCAGGACCTTTTAATGTCTCCCCTACAATACCTAGTGTAGTAACCCCTACACTCTGTGCTACGAAACTCAAATCGACTTCAGAAGTATACACCCCAGGTGATACGAATACTTTACTGTTTGTTGCCATTAGTCTTGTGTTTTCTTAAATAATTTATTTTATAGATAAATATTCTGAAAAAAACCAAAATACTTTACTTTCCTGCAAGTATTTATTATTAGGGAGAATAAATTCTGCCTTTTTTCTACCATGGATAACAACGAAAAAAAAATAAAGAATTTAAAGATATCAATTGAAGTTCATGATGTCTTAAAGACATATTGTGAAAAAAGAGGTATAAAGATGTATCGTTTTTTGGAGAGACTTATTATTGAGAAGTGTAAAGAAAAACCCGATATATACGGTGAGAATTAAACTAATAGGTTGTTGAACTTAATTATACTGTCCTTCTCGTTATCTTTTTTAACCACAGTCAATCTAAGAACATCATTAGTATTTAATTGTATTTGTTCAATATCCGAACCATAATAGTCGTTATTGATGTACACATCAAACGAGTCAATATTCTCAGTATCACCTAAATTTAGGTCAACTGTATAGTCAAAAATTTGTGTAATAATATTATTCCCCACAACAAATAAAACATCTAAAGTTGTACTTGCGGGATTTGAAAGTTTTTTTGGTTGTCTTCTTGTTGTCTGTGTTTCAAACTCAACTACTTGTAATACTCTTGAAATTGCGGGTGAAACTTCGAACTCATCTTCGTCAATTAAAAAACCAAGTAATGTGAATTCATAACTTTGTACATAATATTTTCTTTTCTCTAAATCCATTACAGATTCATCACTAATATTACCCATTACAATTGGAATGTAATGACCTTTAATTTCAGTATAGGCTTGTCTTGAAGCAAACATTTCAATCACATTTTTATTGAAACTGTTTAGTTCTCTCATTCTGTTACAAACTATCTTAACATTATATGTTATATCAACAGGGACAGGTTGAGGTATTTTATAAATGTCCGCACCATGTCTTTGTCCATCCCAAGTAGGTACTTGAGCATAGAAATATTGTTTTCTATTAGGAATATTATATAGAGTTGCGGGGTTAGTTCCGAACTTAACCTCAGGAACACGAACAACCGTTATAAATGGGGGTTCAACATTTTTATCAATATTTTGAATGTTCCAAGTTTCAGTGAATTGAGACCAATTCTGTGTTGTCACTAGAATATCAACCATTGGTACTACCTTTCCGTCAACTACAGTCTTTAACTCTGTTTTAACAAAATTTAAAAAACCACCATCTAAATCCGCATGTAAGATTGATTTAGGAAGGTACGTACCATCTCTATTAATCTTATCAACCAATTCCTGTCTTCTCGGTAGAAGGGTTTTTGGATGCGTCAAAGGAATGTTTTTCTTAATTTTAGGTAATGGCATTTTAATATTTTTTTATTTCGTTTATTACGAATAGTTTGTTTTTCAAATTAACCATATCAACTTCTTTTGCTTTGTATACAGGTCTTTCATCAGATTTATATACAAAACTATCATACTTGTAAGGGTTATATGTCACCACATTATCTGTTGGTTCTTCAGGAATATTTTCACATGGATACTGACAATAATCTACTAAATTACCAATAACAAAGGCATGAACATTTTTAGACATTTCACTTCTAACCCTTTCCTTACCACCTTTTCTAACTCTAAACTCAACGTCCTTTAATTTAACGTAATCGGCGTGCATTATAACTTTTGACTTATATGTTACAGAAAACGTATGTTTGTGTAAGTTATAATAAACCATTACTTTTTTACCTATAAACTCATCTTCAGCATTATCATGTCCACATTCATGACAAACATATGGGTCATCACCACCTTCAGATAAATCCCAAGACCAACCACAAGAATCACAAACAACTTTGTTGTTATCCACTAATTCTAATAATCGTAAAGCCTGTGTTTCGTTAATTAATATTTTCATTATAATCCTCTAAATTCGTTATTAGTAACTGCTGATGCCATAATCGTTCTGTAAAACGGTTTAAAACCTGCATACGTGTGTTTATTATCTGAGATAACCCTTCCGTCATTATTTACAGTATAGTATCTAACTTTATCTTCTGTTTCATAATAACCTATATAATCACCATAACTAATATCAATACCTAATTCATCCAACTGTCTTTGGTAAACCGAAACTTTAATATTCCCTGGTTCGAACTGTTCTATTTTGGAATTACCTAAGTATTTATTTTCAGGTGCCATAATTTGGACATACCCTTTAAACTCTATTGGTGGTAAAAATTTAATACCATCACTTACAGTTTCACCATAAACATCGTCGGTTTTTGTCTTCAATCTATCGATACGATAAAGAACTAATGTAAAGTTCATATCACCATATAACCATTCCTCACCTATTGAGAGGTCTAAATTGAAATCTTCATCTCCGAAGAATTTACCTATTCGAGTAATTGGAACTTTATTAGTTGACATATTGATAAATATTAAAAGATTACTTATTTTTAACTCAAACCAAATCTTTTGGAAAATAATATAGAAAATAACAAACCTCTATTAGAGAGAAAAGCTTTAGAATTACTTGAAACTTATTCAGGTGCAAATAACTATATCCTAAAATTAAAAACCCAAAAAGAATCTAATAAGAAATTTTATCCTACAAGAGCTCAATCTGATTATATTATTAATTATTACGATGTGACACCTAAAGTCGCAAAAAAATGGGTTGACCTTGACCCTTACTTCGCTAAAAAAATTGCTGATGAAAAATTATTAACCACAATACCTGAACAAGTTTGGGTTGAAAAGTTATTAGTTGAGAAAGACAAATCATACCACGTTTGGGGAAAGGTATTGTCAGGAGAAACAATTCACGAGTTTTGGTTACCTAAAGGAGCACTAATTAAAACACATACAATTAAGAATGTTGAGATAGATTATTCCAAATATTCTCACAGACCTCCTTTAGAACATCAAAAAATTGCGATAGAAAAATTAGCAGGGTCTAAACGATTTATTCTCGCGGATGATATGGGTTTAGGTAAAACAACCTCAACAATTATTGCGGCAATAGAAACGGGAGCCAAGAAAATATTAATTATTTGTCCCGCGTCTTTAAAAATAAATTGGCAAAGAGAGATTGAGAACTACACAGATAGGAGTGTTTATATTGCTGAAGGTAAAAATTTTTCACAAGAACACGATTTTGTAATTGTTAATTATGATATTCTTAAAAATTTTTACGATTTAAAAGAGAAAGAAAAATCTGAAATATATAAAAGTAATTTTGACCTAATCATCATTGATGAGGCTCATTACGTACAAAATGGTCAAGCACAAAGAACTAAATTAGTTAATAGTTTTGTTAAAAATGTCGATAAGCTTTGGTTGTTAACAGGAACACCAATGACTTCAAGACCAATGAATTATTTTAATTTATTATCTCTTATTGAGAGTCCCGTCGCTCAGAATTGGATGGCGTACGCAATTAGATATTGTCAAGGTTACCAATTTAAAGCAGGAAATAGAAAAGTTTGGAATGTTACAGGTGCATCTAACTTAGAAGAATTAAGAGATAGAACCTCAAGACAAGTATTACGACGTTTAAAAACTGAAGTACTTGATTTACCTGATAAAATAATATCACCAGTCTACCTAAGACTTAAATCTAAATTATATGAGGGTTTAATGGGAGAGTACTATGATTGGTATGAAAATAAAACAGACGAATCTTCATCGTTAACAGTACAATTTAGTAAGTTAATGAAAGTTAGACAAGTCATTGCAGAAGAAAAAATTAACGATACGATTGAATTAGCTCAGAATATAATTGACCAAGGAAAAAAGGTTATTATCTTCACTAATTTTACAGATACATTAAATAAAATTGCCGACCATTTTGGAAAACAAGCGGTTAGGTTAGACGGCTCAACCTCTAAACCTATGAGACAACATGCGGTTGACCAATTCCAAGATAATGAAAAGATTACAGTTTTTGTTGGTAACTTAAAGGCTGCGGGTGTTGGGTTAACCTTGACCGCCGCTGAGGCAGTAATCATGAATGATTTATCTTTTGTTCCATCAGACCACTCACAAGCGGAAGACAGAGCATACAGATACGGTCAAAAATCTAATGTATCAGTTTATTACCCGATATTTGAAAATACTATTGAGGGTGCGATTTATGATATTTTAATGAAGAAGAAAAATATATTTGAAACCGTTATGGGTGACAATATAGATAAGGCCGACTTTATTGAAGAAGTAATGAATAGAATAAACAAACGCAGATAATTTGAAACTTCAGCTTATTTATAATAATAAAATAAGCCTTATGAAAAACATCGAAAAAAAGATTGACCTCATAACCGAAAAAATTAAAACGGTTGAAAAAAATGAGAATCAAAAACTTTTCTTAAACGAAATGAAAAGAATTGGTATCGAACGATTACCATACGCCTACTCATCCTTAAAACAATTTATTGACGCTGAAACAATGGACTACCATTATAATAAACATTATAAAGGTTATGTTGATAAGTTAAATTCCGCACTAAGTAAAAAGAAATACGGGGATTTAGAGTTAGAAGAAATTATAAAATCAATTAGTAGATTTGATAAAAACATTAGAAATAATGCTGGTGGGGCGTTTAACCACGCATTATTTTGGAAAATGTTAACACCAAAAACTCAAAAACCTAATGGTGATGTGTTAACTCAAATTAATAAAGATTTCAAAAGTTACAACACTTTTAAGATTAAATTTGAGGAGGTTGCGAAAGAACGATTTGGGTCTGGATGGGTTTGGTTAGTTTTAACAAAATCTAATAAATTAAAAATTGTTTCGACCGAAAATCAAGACAATCCTTTAATGAACACTATTGAAGATGGTGGTTACCCTATACTTGGGTTAGATTTATGGGAACACGCTTACTATTTGAAATACCGAAATAAAAAAGACGATTACATTAAAAACTTTTGGAAGTGTGTTAATTGGGATTTTGTAAATAAACTGTATAATTTAAAGATTGAATCTAAAATAAATGAAAGTGCAACATTACGAACTATAATTTCTGAAGGTAAATCCGAGAGATGTAGTCGAGATGTGAACGAAGCGATTAGATTCGTATTCAACATTAACCCAAGGGTTAAAGAAATCTTTAAAATGAGTATTAATAAAATTATGAGGGAAGTTTTTCCTGAAAACTTTTACGAAAACAATCAATTTGCCGATGGTGAAATGTCAGGGGTTTATAATTTAGAAGGTGAAGGTCGTTCCGTAATTAATAAATTGAACACTAACTATAGTTGTTTTTGTGTTCTATTAAATGATATTAATCGAGTACTTAAATCTCAAGGAAAACCTGAGATTAAAATGATTGGGTTAAAACCTTTTGAACAAATCAGTGAGGTTAAAAAATTTGTTAAAATATTAGACGAGTACAAATTTAGAATATTCAATCAAGAATCGGCAACATTTCAAAACTTGATGAAAATTTTGACACAAACAAATACGTGGGGTCAAAAGAGAGAAGATGAGACCGTTAGAATCCTTAAGAAAAAATTTGGTGATGAAAATGTAATCCCTGTCGGTAAATTAGGTAGTAAGGAAGATATGATTGGGGGTATTGATTGTGAAATCATTGTTGACGGTGTTAAGTTAACTAGTCAAGTTAAACCATTCACATATATTAAAAATATTGATGGTGAAATCCATGTATCAGGTTCCGCTAACGTTAAAAAATACTCAACGGATTGGTTAATCTTTACTAAAAATAATAAAGAAGTATTAGTTTTCAGTAATAAAAACACTAAGATAATCGGTGGTCAATATGTTTTCCCTGAGTCCGATTTAATTTACGACCTAAATTGATATTTATATAAAAACAAAACACATGGCTATTATACCTGAAAATGAAAGAACCCCATTATATACTAAAGTAAGACATTTACTTGGGGCACCTCTACGTTCTGTTGAGTTAGAGGATGAACAAATGGATACGTTATTAGAATTTGCGATTGACGACTACTCTCAATACGTACAAAATTGGTTAATTGAATCTCAGTGGTCAAATCTATGGGGTTTAAATTTAGATACACAATCTTTATCAAGAGCCTTTATTACAAAGACATTAGACTTTGAAACAAGATACACATACGCTTATTCTAAAATTGTTGGATTACAATCTGGTGGTGATTGGGTCCTTAAAAAGGATTAAATTTATGAAATTCCCGCTAATAGAGAGATTAATGAAGTATTATGGTTCACTCCTTCAGAATTAAATGGTTTATTATTTGACCCTTGGACCTTTGGTGGTTTAGGTGGTGGAGGAATGGGAGGACCTGGTGGTTTTGCTCAAATGGGTGCGTCGGGTTCATATTTTATGATGCCAGCATTTGACATGTTACTAAGAATGCAAGAAATTAATATCCAAAGAAGAATTATTGCAGGAGATTTAACTTACACTATTACTGCGTTACCTGACGGTAAAAAGGCACTTCAT